TGGTTAGTTATTATGGATTAATAACTGTTGTACTAACGTCAAAGTCAGCTCCAATTCCCACTGCATTAGTGGCTACGAAAAATGCTGGCTCTTTCTCTTTTCCTTCAAATGTAATGTTGTAACCATTTAAGTCTCCCATAGCACCGCCAGTAGCAGTACCTACAGAAACCTCAACACCATTTTGAGCACCAGCTAAACGGAAGTTACCGTTATAGTCCTCAATTAAGATGTGTGGTCTTCCATAAGAAAGTAATTTAAGAGCTTTTTGAGTAGCAGCATCTTGTTTCTTAAGAGCTATTGTTCCAGTTTGAGTCCAAAAAGAAGTTCCATTATCTCTTGAGTTCTCGTTAGTTTCCTCAAAAGTATTGTTATCTCCTCTTAGTTCAAATTTGTAAACAGTAAGTGGGCTAGTTAATGCTGTAACTTGTTCTTCAGCATCCATGTTAGAGGTTGCGTCAAAGTAAAGCAAAGAAGAGAAATTACCAATATAGATGTTTCTTAATCCTCCAACACTTTCTTTACACGCTTCCGTTCTTCCAGTTGATATATCACAAGGCATAATTTTATATTTTTTTAGTTAAACAAAAAAAAAAAGGGACGGGATAAGACACCCATCCCCTTTATATTAAATGAACAGTTTATTAAGCTGTGTAATAAACAATCTCTCCACCAAATCCGTACTGGATACCAGCAGTAAAACGAGCGATTACTCTTACGTTTTGAGAACCATCAAGGTCAGCCATATCTAAAACTTTTACTTGGTTCAAGTCAGATAATACACCTGTACCGAAGTATAAGTTAGAAGTCTGTGCAGCTACCATTTTGTTGTCTGCAAGACCGTTAGCCATAAAGATAGAGATTCCATCGAAAGATAAAGCTCCGTTGTCATACCATTGAGTACCTTTGTTGTCAGTACCAGCGTTTGATGTTGCAGCAACACTAAATCCGCCTAATGCACGAACGTATGCTTTCATTACGTTTTTAGAAACGTATAATTTAAGGTCTTCTTTACCGTAGATAGCAGAAGGAATAGCGTCTACTACTTTACCCATCTCTTCGATTACGTTTCCAGCAGTAATAGCAGTTCCAGCTACGTCGATAACAGTTCCATCATTAGCAAACAAAGTTGTAAAGCCATCAATAGTTGAATCATCAGTAGGGCTAGATTTAGCTCCAGCCCAAATCATAGCTTCTGTTTCTTCAGCTACTTTAGCAGCAACGTGAGCTACTAGGTAATCAGCGAAAGATGGAGGTAAGCTATCGAATGCAGAATACCCCATAGAGATAGCATCCCAGTCAGAACGAAAATCATCTTTACAAAGCTGTAAGTTAACTTGGAAAGTTTCTGGCTCAAGGATTCTTTCATCAAGAGTTACAGAAGAACTGTCAGTAAAGTCACAAGTGTCGCCAGCAATCAAAGAACCTGTAGCAAGTGATTTGATAACAGCTTTAAATTTAACATTTGGTTTAACGCTTACACCACCGTTTTCAATAGTGTTAGCAGATAATAATGCAGCAGAGATAAAGCCTTGCAATTTCTCACCAGCATAAGTTGTAGTAATAGTTGTGTTTGTTGCCATTTTTATTAAAATAATTAATTATTAAACATTTTGTTGAATACTCTTTCTTTAGTAGTCATTGGTCTTTTTCCGCCAATAACAAATCTAGCTTTACTTTCTACGCCAGACTCAGGAGAATGAGAGATTTCTTCAGCCTCTTCTGATAAATCAACATCAGAACTCAATTCTGCTGGTACTTCTTTTTGGTATTCTTCTTCTTTTTTTACAAGACTCTCAATAACATCCATAAACTCTTGTTTCATCTTGGATAAGTCTTCTTTAGTTGCGTATTCTGGAGCAGCAGCTTCTTCTTCTACCACTTCTTCCTCTACGACTTCTTCTTCTTCAGCTAATTCAGTAGTTTCTTCTACTACTTCATCGCTAACTTCTTCTTGAGCTTCTAACTCAACGTTCTCTACTACTTCTTCAGAAGACAATTCCTCTTTGACTTCTTCGATAGGAGTCTCAGAAACTTCCGCTTCAGTAGAAAGAAAAACATTTTGTAGCTTTTCTAAAATTTCTGTAGCTTTC